CTATTAGGAAACAGAATTTTCTTAGAAATGCCTAAAAAAGAAGAAAGCAAATTAATTGTAGATGAGAATACAAAAGAAGCATTAGAAAAAGAGATGCTTAAAAAATTATCAAAACTTGTAATTCATAGTGTTGGTGATACTATTCAAAACCTTAAAAAAGGTGATGTAATTTTAGTAGATCCTGCTTCTTTACAAAAAGCCCCTTTAATTTCATTAACAGAAGAAGAAGTGGTTATGCTTGTTAGCCCTTTTGATGTAATCTATAAGTGGTAATATGGAACTTCCATTGATATCTTGCAAAATGATTACATATGGGAGAGTGGATATGTTGGAGGAAGCTTTACATAGTTTTCTTCAACAAAACTACAAGGGCCCTAAAGAACTTATAATTGTAAATGATTATCCTCGTCAGAAATTAGTTTTTGATCACCCAGAAGTTACAATTGTAAACCTTGATCAAACTTTTTCTACAATAGGTGAAAAAGAAAATTATGCTACAAAATTATGTAAAGGTGAAATTATTTGCCAATGGGATGATGATGATGTAGCATTACCAAATCATTTAGATAATGTATATAAATATTTTACAGATGATGTAAATATTATGCATTGGAAAACAGGTGTTCTATATAATGAACCAAAGATTACAGAAATTACTTGGCTTGGTAATTCAGGTATTGTTTTTAGAAAATCTGCATGGGAAGCTATTGGAGGACATCCTATAGAGAATGCTGGTTATGATATGACATTTATAGAATCACTTCATAAACATGGAGGAAAACTATTTGTTGAAATGCCTGAAGAAGATGCTAGTTGGTTTTATATGTGGGGAGGAAGAGGTTATCATATGAGTGGTCAAGGTCATGATGTTGAAGGAAAGCCTAATGTAATACAAAGACATTCTTTACATATAGAAAACTTAAGAATTTTTGGAAAGATCCCTACAGGTCATATTGAACTAAAACCACATTGGAATAAAGATTATAAAGAAATGTTAATTAATTTTATAAATAAATAATATGCATCCAGAAATAGATCATTTTGTAATAAAAGTAAAAGAAAAATTTCCTGAAATGTTTAACTCTACAAGAGTACTTGAAGTAGGAAGTCAAGATATAAATGGTTCTGTAAGAAAACATTTTACCTATTGCGATTATACAGGTATTGATCTTGGAGAAGCTCCAGGAGTAGATCTTATAAGAGATATTGTAGAATATATTCATCCAAATGTATTTGACGTTGTTATATCATCAGAAATGTTAGAACATTGTAAAGAATGGGAACAAGCTTTAAAACAAATGTATGAAAATGCAAGATCAGGAGGGTTATTTATATTAACATGTGCTGGTCCAAATAGACAAGAACATGGAACTAACAAACATACTCCACAAGACTCTAAATTTACACTAGAACATTATAGAAATATTTCAATTGAAGATTTTTATTCTGTATTACCTGATTACTTTTTTTCAGAACATTCTTTAGGATTATATAGAAAAGATACAGATTTATATTTTTGGGGAATTAAAAAATAATAAAAAAGCCTCCTTAATTGGAGGCTTTTTTTATTTACTAAGTCTTTTAGATTTCATAGGTTGCTGTGGAGAAGTTCTTATTGCCTTATCATCCATAGATTTATTTTTGGAGAAAGGTTTGTCTTTCCTTGGAATACCTACTTTAGGAGCTTTCTTAGGAGTTCCTGATTTCTTAGCTTTTCCAGATGTCATATTATTTACAGCCATATTTGCATTTTTTCATAGAAGCACCTGCTTTAGCTTTCTTAACTGTAGCACCTTTTTTAGCTATAACACCACGTCCTTTAAGGATGTCTGCTTTAGTAACTTTTCCATCTTTATTAAGATCTGGAAATGATTTACCATTTTTAGCTTTAACAGAACCACCATTCTTTTTCATAGAACTATTTCCTCCAATAAATTTTTTAGAAGTTTTTTCACCTTCCCATCTTCCTGCTCTACCAACAATATCTTCAAAAAGATCTTTTTTTCTGTTTAATCCTTTTTTAAAACCACTTGCATAATCAAGACTATCTTTTTTAGTAGGTGTAATTGATCCTCTAGAAGGCATTCCTCTTTCATCTATATCAACAGCCATACTTAAATTTTTATAAGTAGGTTTTTGTGCAAGTTCTTGCTTTTTCATTACAGTTTTTTTAACAACTGTTTTATCTTTAGCAGAAGTGCCATTTTGTGCTTTTTTAATTGCCATAATATTATTTTTTAATGATTAACAGTTCCACTTACGTAAACTTTTGTTTATTCTTGAATTAGGATCTTTTGCTGTTTTAGCACTAGTAAGTTTTTTCTTCATACCTGACATTCTAGAACAGAATGATTTTCTTCTACCTGCAGCTTTACTTCCAGGTTTAAGTTTAGAAGGTTTAGTTGTAACAGCTGTCTTTAGTTTACTTCCAGGATTAGCACGTCTATAACTTGCAACTCCTTTAGCATTAAGCCCACCAGCAGGATTTTTTCCTTCAGATCTTTGCCAAGCAGGTGTTTTAGCACCATTCTTAGCTTTCTTTATCTTACGTTCTTGTTCTAACATTTGAGCTGTAGGTTTTTTACCAGATCCTTTATTAGCTCTAATGTTATCCCACAATCCACGTTTTGAATAAGAACCATCAGCTCGTTTAATCAAGCCACCATTTTTTAATGATGTACCATCCTTTTTAATTAAAGGACCATTAGGTACTTTAGTTATTGCAGCCATTATTTCTTTTTCTTAGATTTAGCTATTTTCTTAAATGTAAGAGCTAAAGTTTTAGCTTTACCTGTGCACCCAGGTTTAGTGATAGGTGTGCACTTTCCAGCAGTACCACGCTTCTTAATAGAAGCTGTGGCTTTCTGGATCCATTTTTTATCTGAAGGCATGATTATTTCTTTTTAGAAACTTTAGCACCAGATTTAGCCATTTTTGTAGCTCCTAGTTGCTTATCTTTAGTTAGAGAAGCTTTTCCTTTAGCACCAGCTAAAGTTTTCTTCTGAACCTTTGTAAATGCTCCTTTAGGATCTACAGGTCCAACTCTTTTGTTTGATGCTTTAAGTGCAGTTAGACTTCCACCATTTTTCATTTTCTTTTTAACAGCACCACCAGTCTTATAATAAGAACCTCTATTCATTGCACTTTGTATACCTTCTCTTTCCATTTTTTTATATACTGATTCTGTTATATCATTTTGCCCACTAGATCTAATACTATCTACAACTTTTGTTTTAGGAGTTTCTTTACCAGAATTTTTAATTCTAGCATATTTTTTAAACTTCATTACTTTATCAGCATCATTAAATTTTCTATCAGCTTCTCCTAGTAATGAATCTCTTTGCGTTTCAAGTTTATTTATTTCTGCGTATCCCTCTGCTTTACTTTTTTGACCTTTATATAAAGGTTTAGCTGTTGTACCTGATTGTGCCTTTTTAATAGGTTTTTTAATTGTTGCCATTGCGTTTAAATGTTATATTAGGTTTAACAATAATATCTTTGTGAGTGTATTGCCACATCTCACCTGATTGATTAATAATAATTGTATAGATGGTATCAGTTTCATACCCATAATCGGTAATAAACATAATTGAGCCATCTCCCTTTGGCGTTATAACATCTATTCTGTTTTTTGGTTCATATATTCTCATAGAGAAGAGCTTTTGTTTAGAAAAATGGTTGTTATTCGTCTCCCAACAACCTAATGTTGTTACTCTGTAGCTTCTTTAGCAATTCCTAAAGAAACTGCTTTAGCCATAACTTCTTCAATTGACTTATTAGCTTCATTAGCTAATATAATCTGAGCAGCTTCTGGTGTGTTTAAAACACTTCTTAAAGCATTTAATACAAGACCAAAATCTCTTCCAGATAATTGAAATGTATCTTCAGGACCCCAAGTGTACTTTTTGTTTACATCGTAAACATTTGCATTTTCTGACATTTTGTTAGTTTTTAATAAGTTAATTACCAAATATAATAAAAAAAAATTTTATTTACTAAGTTTTGCAGCAAATAATTTTACTATAAGACTTACAGGTAAAAACCTAACAATTGTTCTTAAAACAACTCCTGCATTAGTTGTAGCAGGACTATCTGTGTACTTTTGTGCAACTTTTCTAAGTGCAGCTTCAATTAATTCTTTTTCCATGATAATTATATTAATGATTTTATTTTTTTACCAACATTGGTCATTTTTTTAGCTAAGTCAAATCCCAATCTTTTAAAGTTTTCAAAGAATATAGAATAAAATTCAATAGCACAACAAAACCCTACCCAGATCAAAGTGATTGTAAGATCCTTTTCACTAACAGAATCAATTCTGAAAGTTTTAATAAAGAAAATTTTCTCTATAAAGTACACTCCTAAAGCAGACATTGTATATGCAAGTGCTTTAACAACTGAGAATTTAGCTTTTTCAGATGAAATAAGATTTTCATCTTTTAAAGCAGGATTTGTTTTTTCTTTTTCTTTCTTCTCATAATAAGAAGCTAATATTCCTGTACCAAAATCTGCTAAAAACAGACCAAACAACAATACAAAACTAAGTTGTAAATTAGTTAAAAAAGGTACAGCAATCATATGCAGTGAAACTAATACACCTGTAGGAGTGGTGAGAAGTGTTTTTATACTTGTTAAGATTTTAGTCAAGTATAATGTGTAGAGTGTTAATAGTTCCATTATGGCAACATGTATAAGATTTGTAAAAGTTAAAAGTTTCATTATGTTTATTTTAAAGCGTTACAATTAAAGCTAGTCCATCACCACCTACTCCACCTGCTCCTCCTATTCCATTATATGCTCCTCCTCCACCTCCACCACCAGATCCAAATGAAGCATTACCACCTTTTCCTCCAGCTCTTCCTGTTGTTGTAGAAGGTGCACCTCCACCACCTCCAGTAAAAAACATAGGATTTTTCATTATAGAAATATTTGGCATAAAAGATATTCCATTTACCCCATGTATTGTTTGGTCTGCTGCATCATTTACTCCTGCAGATATAGTAGGAAGAAATGAAGATCCTAAAATACTTCCCCCATTAAAAGGAGAAGCACCATTAGAAGTAGCTCCACCTCCAGCACCACCTGTTACAATAAGTGCTACATTAAAATTATTTACAGTTCCTCCAGTATTTGTTCCTGCTGCACCATTTTGTCCTCCTATAGAAGATATAAGACCTGAATCTCCATTAACAAAATTAGTGTATGTCCAAGAAGTTGCAGCTAGTCCTCCTACACCAGATACAGTTGAAGATGGTGCTCCTTCTCCTCCTGCTGCAGGAATATCATCACTTTTTAATAATACATTAATAGGATCTGAATTTGGTTGAAAATTTATATGAGAACTTGTACCATTACCTCCAGTTTCATTAGCAGTGTTAGAAATTCCTCCTATTCCTCCTAGTCCTATTTTAATATATAATGTATCAGGAAGCATGTTTGCAGCAAATATTGCTCTAGTAATAGCAGAACTTCCACCTCCTCCTCCACCAGTAGTTGATGTGAAAGAAGAACTATTTCCTGAACCACCTCCACCACCTCCTCCTATAAGGAAGAAATATACAAAGTTTGCATTCTTAGGTTTATTCCAAACTTGCCAAGCAGAACCATTTGCATAAAAAACACTATTTCTTTCAATAGCTGAGAGTGTGTCAAATACATCCATGTTACCAAGCAGTTATAATTATTAATCCATCTCCTCCATTACCACCTGCACCACCTGAAGCAGTTAATCCTGCTCCACCCCCTGCTCCCCCACAACCAAATGCAGAGTTACCTCCAGCACCACCTTGTCCTCCTTGTGAAGCACCTCCTCCACCACCTGCTGTAAAAAACATAGGTTGTGCTTTAGATGTATTATCAAGTAAAGATGCTGAGTATCCACCACTACCATTTCCACCTGCTACAACAAAAAACCCCGCTGCTCCGCCTGTAATAGTATTTAAAAATCCTGAACCAAGTACACTACCACCCATAAATGGAGTTGTAGTTGTAGTATTACCACCTGAAGGTCCTCCACAAGTTATACTTGCAGGAGTTATATCTGTGGCTGCTACTGATAAACCAGAGTTTCCTCCTGCTTGACCTGCAACAGTGGTGACAAAACCAAGACTGTTTAGTACTCCTCCTATCCATACAGGAGAAGCTGCTCCACCATTACCACCACCTACTCCACCTCCTGCACCAGTATTTCCAGAAACAAGTAATGCATTTATTGGAGAAAGATTAGGTGCAACAGAAACATAAGCTATTGTACCTACACCCCCAGTGCCAACAGTTGCTCCTCCTATTCCTCCAGCACCACCACTAGGTACTCTTAAATATAAAGTATCAGGAATTTGAGAAGCAGCAAAAAATCCTAAAGTATATCCTGAAGATCCTCCTCCTCCTCCACCCCTTCTAGCATTACCAGAAGTGTTTACTGCTCCAGCACCTCCACCTCCTCCAGAGCCTAAACAAAAGATATTTACAAATTTAACATTAGCTGGTTTATTCCAAACTTGAAAATCTGTAGTTCCTTTTGCATAGAACACTTGAGAGTTTTGGGCTCCGTTATTTGTATTAAAAACATCTATCATAATGTTTAGTATTTACCTCCTATTGTTGCACATGTAAATCCTGCAGCTACTGCTGTACCTAAAGTAATATAAATTTTATATCCAGGAGGAACAGCTGTATTAATAGGAAGTTCATATATAGGAAGAGCTGATGTTTGAGATACTGTAGAAATAGCTAAAGAAATTTCATCAAATAAAATATTATTAGCAGCTGTTGCTAAAGTAGAACCATTGTTAATCCAAACTCTAGCTACAGTAGCTACGTTTGTTCCTAAAGGTCTAAATCTAAGTTTTTGTACATATCCACCATTAGTAGCATCTGCTGTAAAAACTAAATAAGATGTTCCTGAAGTAAGGTCTGTTGTTGTATTTGCTGCTAAGATAGGAGTAGTGTTCCATTGAATATCTCCTAATCTTGTAAAAATTGGATTTAAGTTTGCTGGCATGTTATTTTATATTTGTTAAGTTAAAAAATTTAATGTTTGTAATGCTGAAGCTTTACCTAAAAAAGAAGGTACAGCAAGAGCTACATAATTTATAGTTGCATGTTGATCTGTTAAAACAGAACCATTAGTTAAATTTAAAGAACCTTCTACATCTAAACTATAAGGAACTGCTGCAGTTAATGCAATAATTACAGGAGATGTTGAAAGTGTAGTTATAATATTATTTCCTTTAAAAATTAACACTTTTGATGCTGCTACAGCATTTCTTGTTATATAATCAGTTATTGTTAATCTACAGTTATCTATTGTTAATGCTGTACCCCAGTTATTAGTACTACCAGTAATTTTAGCTTCTAAATTTTGTAATGTCATAGGAAAAACTTTAGTAGGAATAAAAGGTACATCAGTTATAATTCTACCTGTTACTAATAAAGAATATACTTGTAGACTAGTAACGCCTGTGCAAGTAAGATCAGTTAAGATTAATCTTGCAGTTGGGTATGAAATTTTAAATACTCCTAAGATTTGTATTGCTTTTAACTCTACAACAAAGTTTGTGGGGGTTTGCGGTGCTACTAATTCCACATCTGTAGCTGCTGTTGTAGAACTTATTAAGTCAATTATGACAGGAGAAGTAAGATATGTACTAAAACTTCTTAAAACACCATTACCATGAAAAGCTACAAAAGTAATCTTTTTAAATCTTAAAGATATAGGATTTCCTATAAATACACTAAAGTTTGCACTTCTTTTAACTAATTCATTAACTAACAACTCTGAATTTAAAAGAATAACGCCAACACTTCCAACCCCATCATTAGACCAATCTATTATATTTATATGACCTTTAATTGTAAGATATGATGCTAATTGACTTCCTGTACCTAAAGATCTTCCAGCTAAGTTATCTGATTTTAAGTTTATATTTCCATTTAAAAAAGTCCAAGTAAAGTTTCTAGCTATTCCTGTTATAAGG